CATTTGTCTACATTATTATAATAGCATGGTGCAGCGTACAAAGCAAGTATACTTCACACTCTGTAATAGTATTAGTTAGCATACAGATGTGCACACATTAATGTACATTAACTAACACAGTACTAAGTATAACTAATACTAATGTAATCCGCTCGCGCTTCGCGCTCGCTTTGTTCGCAGGATTGCACATGATATGCATTACTTAACGGTGCAAATTGAGCGAGTTGCGTAGCAACGAGCGGGAAAAAGTATACCCCCTATGTGTTATTTAAGGGGCATGGGGGTTATTGCGAATCGTTCTCAATAAGGGATATGCCTTCAGAGATTTTTGGCAAAATTTAACGCGTCTTCGTTAAACTGACACAATCCTGCTGAGGTTAACGCATGATTATACATTTTATCGAATACTGAGGGAGGAATTGTACATATATCTGCCCCATATTCAAATGCTTTGCCAACAGAGTGAACATCTCTGATAGAAGCAGCTAATATATAAGTTTTAGCGTAATTATGCTTATAAATCTTACTAATACCCTTAATTAAGTCTAAACCATCAAAGGAATTATCATCTATCCTACCAATAAACGGTGAAACATAGGTAGCACCCGCTAAGGCGGCTAGGATCGCCTGAGAAACGCTAAACACTAAAGTAACGTTTACTCTTATATTCAAGTTTGCAAGCTGCTTACACGCCTTTAAACCATCAACTGTGCAAGGAAGTTTAATAGTAGCGATATCTCCGAACTCTTTAGTTAAATGAATAGCACGTTCAAATAACTCTTCACAGGATTCACCTACAACTTCCATACTAATATCTGTAATCCCTAACTTATTAAATTCACGATAAACATCATCAGGGAATTTTCCACTCTTCTTGATGAGGGTGGGATTGGTGGTAATGCCAGAGATCAAGTCAGTAGAGATTCTTTGTTCTACATCCTCAACCTTAGCAGTATCAAGAAATAGTTTCATACTTTTTTAAGATCTTCTTTGCTTTTTTTCTAGATACACATTCTTGTGCTTTAGTTTGAAGCTTTATTAATTTTTTCTCTTGCTTGTTCAATTACAATACTTTCTAAATTATCAGACAGGCGGTTATATGTATTAATTATATTAATTTGTCCTAACACAACACTTAAAGTTGCAATACTCCAGAATATATAATAGTAACGTTGTTTGTGTTGTTTGGGTGCAGTCATGGATGGTTTATTAATGTTAAAGTAGGTGTTATAGGTATATTAAGTATGTTCATTAAGAGAAAATAAGTAATATAAGTATAAGAGGAAGTGGTCTCTGAAAGAGAGCATCTTCCTCCTAAAGGGGTCGGGTCCACCCTTCCCTTCCCCTGTATAGATGTGTGGTTAAGCTAAACCCAGGTAGGGACTGTTTTATTACCTTCTAAATTTCTAGCTTTATTTCTTTGTTCTTTATTCATAGCTAAGACTAAATGATTAGCAGAAGATTGAGGGTTGTCTATAAATTCTTCTAACATATCATTCCATTCTTGTTTCTTTCTTTCTTCAATAGCACGTTCAGCTGAAATAGAGAGAGCATCTGTATAATATTGAACACCTTGAGCAAGAGCATCTAATCTGTCGTCATGTTTAACGGCACCTTTGTCACGACACATACGGGACATCTGGTAGAATAGCATGTACATGAGACGGAGTTCGGGAGCTTCATCTTTATTCGAGTGATAGTCCCATTCGATAATTCTTCTGTCCACAACCAAGCGATGCTGATTGAGTACAGGTTCAAGAGAATCAATAATCCTATCTTCTTTCCTGACATTTGCACGTGTTTCTTCTATGAATATATTTTGTTTAGTTACTTGTATATGTTTTTTAAATAATTCTGCTACTATACCATCACCAAAGTTAGATTCAATAAGTAGAGTAGAGACATTATATTTCTTACAACCTTTAAGTATGTCTAACAGGGTAGAGTCACTATATCCGTCCCTATACGCACGCATTTCATGCAAGTAGAGGAACCCGTTTCGTTGCGATAAGAACGCTGCAGTCGTCTCGTCTGACCCTCGACCCGATGGGTCAACGCTGCAAATTGTTTCTGTGTAATCATCCCATTCTCCGACAATTGACATTGGAGAGTAAAAATAATCTCCTGGGAGACCAACTGTGGGGAGGTCTTTGATAACATTTGCTGGGTCTGAGCACCAAACGATGGAGTCGGGAGCTTTAGTAGGATTAACGGAAGTGACGATAAGGTCAGCCATTTTGAGAGGGAACTTTTCTGCATCAGATAAACTAGTGTCTAATTGAAACTGAAGCATAAAGTTAGAACGACCCATAGATGCTTCACGTTCTATTAGGTCGTCGGAATCAAATCTATCTGGGTCTGTTGCTTCCCATTCTTGAGCACCAGCATCAATATCCTCTTGAATTTGAGGAGCTAAAAGTCCTTCATACTGGGAGAGTTTACCTTTTCTTGGATATCTGGAGGGCCAAACGAGCGGACGGTAGTTACGCTCTGCCAACTTACGATAGACAGTAAAAGTAGTCTGAGGAGTCCCGAGATACATAATACGGCTATCGCTTTTGGGGGTAAGAATTGATTCGGCTTCTGTACAGAGTTGAAGTAATTTTTCACGCATTAACTCCGTCATGGAGTTTCCAGGTACCTCTATGTCGTCCAAGATCATCAAATCTGCGCGACTTCCTGTTAGCTGTCCAGTTATTCCCACGCTTTTTACGCTTGGGGCTTGGTGAGGAGAACAGGCGACGTCGAAGCTGATGCGACTCCAGCGAGAATCGTCCGATTTGGGTTGAAGGTGTTTGAGCCATGCGGTTTCGATGATAAGTTTTTGTAAGAAGATAGACATATTATCAGCTCTCTCTTTAGAGGCTGATATGATCATTATTTTTCTTTCTGGGTCATTAAATAGCGTCCATAAAACAAAAGCACCAGTAATCCAAGACTTACCAACACCTCGGAAGGCTTGAATCTGAAGCCTTTTGGGACCATTCTGCAGGTAATCAGCAATTGCATATTGTGCTCTTGTAGGGTTTGGAAGATCAAGCTCTCCCCATAAGGCTGTAAGGAAAAGCTTGAAGTCTTCTTTTAGGGCGGTTACTGTATCGGTCACTAGTTTCTATCAGAAATAGTGCCATAAGAACTATTAGGGGATCTATAACCACCTTTTTTACCACTATGAAGATCTTTAACAAGTTGTTTCATAGCAGCTGCTTTCTCTTTTTCACTCATAGGAGTATAGGCTACTTTAGGATCAGCCCCTGAGAAATCTCCGTCTCTGAATGCGTCGATGTTTTTTGCGTTTCTTGCCATAGTTAGTTAGTTACTGTATCGGTCATCTACCTGTTGATGTTTTAAATGAATGAGATTCAATTATCTCTTGTACACCAGGAATATCACTGAATTTTTTAGCACCATATTTAGTGAATAATTCTTTTGATAATTCATCTTGGAATAATTTATATTTTTCTAATAGAGTGAATAATTCATTAACATCTGTTTTACCTGCTTTAACTGCAGCAGCAATATCATTACCATATTCAGCTAAACTTAATTCTGCTCGTTTCCAGCGTTGTAAATCTTTTATAAATCCAGCAGGTTCAACTCCAGTATCTTTCATTAATTTATGCCATTTACCGTGCGGTACTTTACGCATTAATGCTAAGTTACTTGCAATTCCTGATGAATCTAATTTTAATTTCTTCATATGTTGGAATAAATTAGCAGCAATTAAAGGGTCTTGTGCTACTTCAGTTAACATATACTCTCCAGCATCTTTACTGTTGAATATATGATGCCATTCATCACCACCAGAAAATTCTTTTAATTGATTTTTTAATTTAGTTCTTACAGCATCAGTCATATAGATACGTTTATCAGTACCAAATATATTATAAGCTGCTGTATCTTGTATATCCTTAGATGTTTCTTTTATATACTTTCTATTAAGTTTAATCTTTCTATATAAATTATAATCTAATTTTTTCAATTCTGTTAAACTTAGTTTCTCTGATAATGTTTTTAATTCTACTTTTTCAGCTTCTAATTTCTGTAATTTAGTCCATAGAGTATCAATAGTCTCTTCACGACCACGTAATGTACCTAAAAGAGCCTCATCTTTAGATAACTTACGTTTTGTAATATATCTATATTTTGGGTTTAATTGATTGTAGTATTTAGATGGTAATTGTTTTGCTATATCTGTTGGTGTAGAACCTATTGGAATATTTTTTAAAGTCTGACTAGGTACTAAATCTTTTTGTAACTTTAACGGTTTAGCTGGATTAGGTAATCCATCTAAGTTATCAACATTACGTGCTACGGCACCTGCATTATCAACACCAACAGCAGCATAAATAGGTTCAAAATAATCTTTATCTAAAAATGCTTTAGCTTTTTTAAGACTAGGATTTAGTATTTCTCTAGCTGCCTGAAATGCTCTTTGAACTTCTGGTAATTCTGAAATTATTTTTTTACCTGCAAAAGATGCACCACCTTTATAAATACCTCCTGCTCTTACATGACTAGCTAAATCTACAAAATATTCAGCAGTTTCTGCAGGATCAGTTAGATCAGGTACTAAAGATTTTGCTATATTTCCAGTTGTTTCTAAAGCTTTATTTAGACTTTCCTCTTGTTCTTCTTTAGTTTTTTCTTGACCAGGTAATGGTCCTCCTATCATACTCATTTCCTTTTTGCACCTCCTCTACGACGGTTAATCTTCAAGGCTTCACATACCCATTTACCTTTCCGTTTAGAGACATCTTCGTTTTTCTTACACTTAAGTTTGTCACGAAGTTTAGCATGTTTTCTTTTATATTCTTTGGAGTGGGCATACTTACCATTACATCCACTGCTATTATCGCAACTATGTTTTAATCTAGAACGTTTATTCTTAGCATAAAACTTAGCGGTTTTTGACTTGGCCATACATCCTCCGTTTGACTAATTCAGGGTCTACTGTAGGCATAATACTTGCAAGTTTATCTAGAGGACTGCCATCATAAGCAACTCCACTTATGTCGTTTGTTTTCAACCAATCACAAGCTGCTTTTAAATCTTGTGTAGTAGCCTCGCCACTCTTAACCCTTTTAAGGAATTCAGTAGTGACGAGGTTATGCAGTTCATTAAATTGTTCTTCTGTGGCTTTAGCCATTTAACTAAATAGTTTTTCTTTTACAATTTTTAATGCTTGATCATCAAGTTTGTTATCAGTTCTAGCAACATAAGCTTCTAATAGGTCTATTACTAGCTTCTTTACTGAGTCTGACTTCAAGAAGGCGAAAAGGATGGGCTTGATAATTAAGATCATGATTCTTTAGTGGTAGTGGTTTTCTGTGTTTTTGTGTATTTAGCTTCTAGTTCTTTACGACGAGCGTCTCTTTGAAAACTAGATGTATCAGCTAAAATTAATTCATCAGCTTCTGATAATTTACTCATTTTATTAGTGGGGTTAAAATAATCCGAATCTTTTCTTTTTAACAGGTTCGGGTGGAGGTTCTTTTTGAATTAAAGATGAAATAGGAATTATATCATGACACATATGAACTAAAGGAGAACCAGGTCTAATAGT